ACATCATCCGCTGATCAGTTTGCAGACTGGGCAGCAAAAAGATTAGGTTATCCAATAGTAGATGTAGAATTGCAGTCAGGATCTTTTTATGCGTGCTTTGAAGAAGCTGTAACTGAGTACGGATCACAAGTCAATCAATTTAATATAAGAGATAATATGCTCCACTTGCAAGGACAATCAACAGGTTCTGCACTCACAGGAAAGAAAATAACACCAACATTAGGTAGAACTATATTCTTAAGCCAACAGTACGGAACAGAAGCAGGTGCAGGTGGTTTTGTTGACTGGAAAAAAGGCAGTATAAGTGTTGTTAGTGGTAGTCAAGAGTATGATCTAAATGCTTTATATGGAGAAGTATCAGAATCAGGCAAAGCAATGGAAATTAAGAAAGTTTATCATGAGGCACCCGCAGCAGCAAATAAGTATTATGATCCTTATGCAACAACAGGAACAGGAACAGCAAATTTTGTAGACGGATTTTTTGGAACAGGCCAATTTTCTCCAGCTGTATCATTTGTCCTTATGCCTGTATTTGAAGATATGTTGAGAATGCAAGCAATAGAACTTAATGATCAAATGAGAAAGTCAGCATATTCTTTTACATTAGTGAACAATAAATTAAATATTTTTCCAAATCCGACAACAGACTATAAGTTGTATTTTGACTACATATTAACTGAACAGAGAAATAACACGTTGATAACAGGTAGTGGTGAACCAGAATCAGTTATATCTGACTATTCTAATGCACCTTACAATAATATGGTTTATGAATATATTAATGATGTTGGAAAGCAATGGATTAGAAAGTATGGTCTTGCACTGTGTAAAGAACTGCTAGGAAATATAAGAAGTAAATTTGGTGCAATACCAATACCTAACGCAGAAGTAAATTTAGATGGTGAAACTCTAAGATCAGAAGCAACTACAGAAAAAGAAGGGCTGATTGCAGAATTAAGAGAAACTCTGGAGCAAACAAGCAGAAAAATTTTGATGGAAGCAGACAGTGAAGAGAGCACAAGATTACAGGAGAAACTTAATAAAGTACCACTTAATATCTACATAGGATAATTTAATGGCTGGTAGATTCATAAGAACAAGAGATTTAGAATTCTTTGATACGATAAATAAAGAATTAGTAGGTGATCCTGTCAACTCAAAAGATGGTATTATAAATCAAGAAGTAGTAATTTATAAAGTAGATGTATATGAAACTTCTACTAATATCTACGGTGAAAGCTCTTCAGGAAGAACTTATAGAAAAGGCGTAAAATTAAATTGCATTATAGAAGCTGAAGATTTTGATTTTGAAACTACAGAGTTTGGTCCTGATTTAAATCAAAACGGAACTTTCTCATTTTTAAGACAATCATTAATAGATGCAGACAACTTTGTTCCAGATATTGGTGATGTTATTGATTGGAACTACACTTACTGGGAAGTCAGCTCAATAAACGAAAATCAGCTTCTTGGTGGAATGCAAGAAAATAATCATTCAGTAGTTTTATCTGCTTATTTAACAGAACCAACGAGGCTTAATATACAAAGACTGAGGTCTAGCTAATGGCTAAGATAATACCACCTCAATTACAAACTAATCAAGACAAGATTAATAGAGCAAATGAAGTAAGAAGAGATACTGATAAAACTAAAAATATTTCAGTAGGTCTTTTAGAAGTAGACTCCGCTCTATTTTATTATTTTGAGCATGTTATAAAACCAGAAATTGAGGAAGCAGGTGAAACTGTAAAAGTACCTTTAGTATATGCAAATGCAGAAAGATGGAAGTCTATAAGAAAAGACGGATATGCAAGAGATCACAAAAATAAAAGACTCACACCAGTTATAGCATTTAGAAGAACAAGCTTTGCTAAAGATACTAATATGCCAGTAGACAAGCTAGATCCGCTAAATCCAAAAATACACAGAACATATCAAGCACAATACACAAGAGAAAACAGGTACGATAAATTTTCTGCAACACAAGGTATTGTGCCAAAAAATGAATATTATTCCGTAGCTGTACCAGATTATGTAACACTAAGTTATGACTTTATAATATGGACAAACTTTACAGATCAGATGAACAATATAGTTGAAAAAATTAATTGGTCAGAAGGATCATACTGGGGAGATGAGAGCAAATTTAAATTTAGAGCAACTATTGATAGTTTTGAAGATGCAAGCGAATATGAGACAGCAATAAGAAATATAAAGACAAATTTTTCTGTGACAATACATGGGTACTTATTGCCAGAAACATTTAGCAATGTAACAACAACACAAAAGTATTTCTCAAAGAAGAAGATAATGCTTAATGAGACAGCAGAATGAATAAATTAGTACCAGTAAACAGACAAGTCAGGACTGATAAGGTCAATAGAGGAAGAGAATTAACCCGTACAGGTGATAAAGTAAGAGGCGTCACAGTTGGACTACAAGATATTGATTCTGCATTGTTTTGGTATTTTGAAAATATCATAAAGCCTGATATAAAAGAAGCAGGCGAAAGAGTAAAAGTTCCTGTTATGTATGCAAACCCTGAAAGATGGGCATCAATACAAAGGTATGGATTCATAAGAGATAATAAAAGAAAAATTATGGCTCCTGTTATAGCTTTTAGAAGAACGTCTATGACAAAAGACACAAACATACCAGTAGACAAATTAAATGCAACTGATCCTAAAATACACTATATCATGCAGTCACAGTATTCTAAAGTTAATAGATACGATAAGTTCTCTGCGACAAGAGGTAAAATTAAAAAGCATGAAATGTATTCTGTTGCAGTCCCTGATTATGTAGTCCTTTCATATGACTTTACTGTGTGGACAAATTACACAGATCAAATGAACACGATAATAGAGAAAATTAACTGGTCAGAAGGTTCGTACTGGGGTGAAGAAGGAAAATTTAAATTTAGAGCAACTATTGATAGTTTTGAAGATGCAAGTGAATTTGATTCAAATATAAGAAACATAAAAACAAATTTTTCTGTAACACTAAATGGCTATCTTTTACCAGATGCTTATCCACCAACTGCAGATACAACACAACAATTTATTACACCTTCTCAATTAACAATGAATGAGAACGGTGATTCTACAATATTAAGTGGTGATGATGCATTGCCAGGTGATGGAACAACAATACTTCCAAACAATCCTGGAGGAGTTCAAAATACAACAACAGGTACAGGAGCATCTCAAGGAACATTTGGTGAAACTCTCACACTACAAGCAGGTTCAAATCTAGTATTTTCTGATATATTATTTGACGGCTCTAATCCTGTCACAGCCACAATAGCAATGTCAGACACACCCGTCTTTACATCTGTTTCAGCATCTACATTTTCATCAGAAGGAACAGCATCTTTTGCAGCATTAGTTGTTGATGGTGATGCTGTTGGTCCTGGTCAAGAAATTGATGGTGGTACTTTTTAGAAAAAACAATACTTATCTATAAGGCTATATAGCCGTAAACATATGAGTATATACTCATCCACATAAACTTAGGAGTGCTGTTAGATAATGGCTCAAACTGTTAAGATACGAAGATCCGCAGTAGCGAATAGAGTACCGGGTACTGGATCACTTGAACTCGGAGAATTGGCTGTCAATACAAAAGACGGCAAACTTTACTTTGTCAAAGAAGATGGAGACAAGACTGTAGAGCAGATTCTTACAACATCTGCAAATATTACAGGATCTCTACAAATAAGCGATCTTACATTAAATGATTCATTTAGTTATGGAAACACAGTTTGGAATGAGACTAGCGGCATTAATCAACTATCAGGGTCGAGCTTTCAGTTCAGGTCTGGAACACCTCCAGAACTACAGATACATAATGGTAACGATGAAGTTATCTTTAAAGTAGACGACAAAGTAGTTGTACTAGGTGCAAGAGATACAACACCAACAGCAGTTGCAGGAGGAATGTTTTACTCAGGCAGCGGTGAATGGTTTCTTGGATTTGAATAGTATATATAAAAAAAAGAATTTATTGTATGATGAAACAATATTTATACATAGAACTATATTTGCTTAATAGGAGAATATAATGGCAACATGGAAAAAGGTGATCGTAAGTGGTTCGTCCGCAGCACTTTCGGCGCTAACATTAGATACTGCACTACCAGTAGCATCAGGTGGTACAGGTGCAAAAACAGCAGCAGCAGCTAGAACTGCTCTTGGTGTTGATGCAGCAGGGACGGACAATTCAACAGCAGTAACAATTGCTGGTGGTTCAAAAGATTTTATAACTCTAAGTGGGCAAGCATTAACGATAAATCAAGTTGATTTAACAGATGATGTAACCGGGGTTCTTCCTTCAGCAAATATGGATGCAGATACTGCAC